CTTACTTTTTCTGTTACATTCATTTGGCTATCAAGTGGATTTACCAGTATTCGATATGACAACTCTCACGACAATACTTCTGGGTATGCTCGGTCTTGGGGGAATGCGTTCATTCGAAAAAGTGAAGCGATCAGCATAATGGAGTTCAACGAAATCATTGAGAAAGTCCTTGAACACGAGGGAGGTTATGTCAATGATAAAGATGATTTAGGTGGGGAAACAAAGTATGGTATAACCAAACGATTCTATCCTCACCTTGACATCAAGAACTTAACTAGAGAACAAGCAAAAGAAATTTATTATCAAGACTATTGGATTCCTTCCAAAGCGTCTAAACTTCCTGAAGATTTACGATACGCTTACTTTGATTGCGTTGTAAATACTGGACAATATCGTGCAGTAAAAATATTACAACAAGCGTGTAATAATAAAAATACATTTGATATTAAAGAAGATGGTAAAATTGGTGCAGCAACTATATCTGCTTGTAAAAAATTAGAAGCAGATAGATTTATTTCATATAGAATTTTATTCTATTCTTTGCTAATTTCTGATAACCCCACACAAGAAAAATTTTGGTATGGGTGGTACAAAAGAGCTAAAGGAGAATAGATGCCTACATACATTACAGCTAGAGATTTAAAAGATACCTTTCCAAACTTAGACGAGTTTGACACAAAAAAACCTGTGTATGGTTGGGTGGCAGAATCTACCAATAGATATGTGTCACACGATTCTGGATTGGTAACTATTCTTTTTGCAGACGGAAAAGATTTAGGTTCTGCACAATCAGCTTTGTCTGATGTAGATGCAAACGATGAATGGTTTTACGATTCAGCAGCAGACGCAGTATATTATTATAATAGTGCTAGTAGTCCAGAAGATTTATTGATGGAAGCAGGAGAAGATTTTGTTACATTAAAAACAAGAGTGATGCAAGACGCAAGTGATTATGTAGATTCTAAATTAGATTCTAACTTACCAAGAGAACAATTTTTATTAAAAGATGGTACATACGACTATCTTATCAGACGACTAACTTCATTAGTCGCAGCATTCTTTTTAGTGAAAGGGAAAGATCCTACGAGTGAAATAGCAGAAGCATTATTTGAAGAAGCACAAATGCACATTGCAGACTTAAATGCAGGGAAAGCAAAGCTAAGTTATCAGAACACAGGAGATGCTTCAAAAGGGATTGTAAGAAAAATGTCTGTGTCTGGAAGTCTTAATATTGTTGACACTAGAGGAAATTACTTTGGTAGCTACGACAGATTAAAAGTTATTGTAACTACTGGTGGTGCTATTGGTACTGCTAAGTATTCTGTGTATGCAAAAGATGATGATACTTTAAAAAATAATCAAGTGGTGACAGATGAAGTTATCAATGGAGATTATCAAGAATTAGCAGCAGGATTGCAGATAAGATTTCAAGGATCATCAGATAGTTCTACTGCAACACAAAATGATGAGTGGGAAGTAGAAGTAACAGGTATTTACGAAGAAACAGAAAATGCCTCTATGCGTTCAGTTAAAATGACTCGTAAAGATTCTAAACAATTCTATCGAGGTAAGAATGGCTCTCGCATCTACTAATGCTTGGAAAGTTAATGTCGAAGAAACGATACAAACTGCAATTAGAAGTGAGTTCTCAAATGCTTTCCCTATTTATAGAAGCAAGAAAACAAATATAGCAGGTAATCAATTTGCTATTCTTAGAGGGGAAAATTCAGAACCTCAAAATACTATGTATGCTAAACTGGGGAGTAATTATAATCTTTCATTAGAAGTATATATATCAGATAGAAAAAGAAACGATATTACTGTGAAGCATTTTTTTAAACAAATATCAAGAGTAGAAGAACTATTTTATTCTTTGGTAGAATTAAATCCATTATTTAATGTTAGTATAAATAGTATAAATTATAATGACGATGAAGATATTAATGGATATAGAAAAGCAACTTTTGATTTGACTGTAAGGAATATTAGATAATGGCTATTAGTTTTAACAATGTTACATACGACAAAGTAATGACACCATTGCGAGATAAAATACGCACAGAGTTTAAAGGTGCATTGCCTGTTTATTTTGACAATAACTATAGAGATGTAGGAACAAAGTCATTGAGAATATATCCTGAATCACAAACATTGGTAGAGAAAAAAACTCGTTCTTATTTGAATGTATATGAAATGCAAATGGATTATGTTATTAAAACATATAATGATAATGAAAAAGCATTAGATGAAATGTATAAAGATGTTAGTAGAATAGAAACTGTGTTGTTTAACAACTCACACGGAGGATCTACGCCATATTTCTTTGAAAGTATGCCTACTATTGAGCATAATATAGACACAGATTTAGAGAATGTATATGTATCAAGAATAAGTGTACCAGTATTGTATGAAGAAGTTTATCAGTCATTTGCGAGGTTTGTAACTTCCGATGATAAATTCTTTGTATTATCTAATGGTTCTTTTTATATTGTAAGGAGTTAATTATGGCTAAAAAGTACAAAAAGAAAGAAGGCGTCTTACCTAAAGGTAAAAGTTACTTAGGGTTAGACTGGGCAGATTGGGCAAGATTAAAAAATGGTAAAGTGGTAGAGCTTGATTCTATGCCTAAAGAAGCCAAAGAATTTTTAGTAGAAATCAAAGATCAAAAAGTTAAAAAAGAGGTAAAGTGAAATGGCAGATTTAGCAGAAGGATTTAGTCCTAAACAGTTTCAGTTAGCAATCGCTGCTGAAGCAGATGGCATTGGTTCTGGAGAAGCAACAGACGCAGATTATAAATTTATTAATATAGATTCTATTGAGTTTCCATCTTTAAACCCACAACAGGTTTTAGATGTAAGACACGGAGTAGGTAGAACTCTTAAAGCTGTAGATATGTTCTTATCAAACAAACTTACAGTAAAAGAAATTAGTTTTTCAGGTATTGCAGATGCTACTATTTTACCAATGCTTCTTTCAAATATTACAACTGATGCTTCAAGTGCTTATGAAATAGCAGGTAGCTATGCAGGTATTGATTTATCTTATGGAGATTCTGTAAGTGACAATACAAAAACATTTGCTTTAGTGGTAGTAACACCAGAAGCAGCTCAACAAATGTATTTTAAGGGTTGTTTCTTAACTTCATTAACTATTAGTGGAGATGTAGGAGAAGAAGCAGGAAGATTAAAGATTTCAGGTACATTTAAATCTGGTTGTATTCCAGCATTAAATGATACTTCTATCGTTCCAACACACGACAGAGCAAGTTTTAATACAAATTACTTTATGACAGACTATGGTGATTCTGGCTCAACAAATGCAGTGACAACTATTGCAGGTATTTCCGATCCAGTAATGAAATCATTTAGTTTAACCATTGAAAACGATGTTGTTATGAGTGGTTATGATGTAAATGGTAATTTTCAACAAATGCACAGAGGTATTCCAGAAGTGGCAGTAACCTTTGACGCAGTTGTAAAGTATGATGGTGATACAGATAATCTTATACAAACATTTGCAGAACAATCAACATCTACTGTTGCAAACACATTAACAGCAGCAGATAGTGTGACAAGAAATGTAGATATATCGTTACCGACTTGTATTATTACCGATGTAAGTTTTTCAGAGGAAGATGCAATGTTCCTATCCGTAAGTAGTAAAGCAGTAGCTGGTACTTCAGGAAACATTGTTTCTATCACAATACAATAATAAAAACGAGGAAAGTCAATGTCTAAAAAGATAACGCTTAAGAGTGGTGTTAAAGCTACGCTTATAGAAATGTCAGTAGATGCTTTTGATAAATGTATGGATTCTGTACGCTTTGAAGAAGTAGATGGACAGTCAGTAATTAAAAATCAATTTGCATTAAGTACATTATGGATTAGAAATGGTGTAGATGGAGCAGATGATAAGTTTATTAAATCTTTATCAATTAACGATAGAGTAGAATTACAACTAGCTATTCAGGAATACAATAGCTTGGGGGAATAGAAACCCTCTCACTTGAATTAAACATATTAATAGATGATTGGTGTGAGGGTTGTAGATATTCTACCTTTCCATATAAAGCTAAGTTACCTCTTAAAAAGAATAACAGCGTTCACACCTTTACATCTATGGACGATGTATGGTATGTAATCAAGCTATTAAAAGAAGAAGTTGAAGAACACAATGCTACCTCTGAAAGAAAGTTTGAAATACACGAAGCTATCAAATCACACCTACCCTTTTTTGCTTGTACTAATAACTTTATTAGCAAAGAATATCAAAGAGATATACAAAGATTTACTTATTCAAAAAAGATGAATGTTGCTCCTTTTGAAGGATCATACGGAAATCACCCAAAAAAATGGATTGATAAGTGCAATGTTATAGAAAAAATGTTAAATTATATTCAATCACAACAATATAAAAAGAGTAATTAATGGCAGATACAAACCTAAAAGTACAAATTAAGTTCCAGGCAACTGGTGATAAAGAGTTAGCAAGAGCATTTAAAACTGCAGCTATTGCTTCAGAAAAATTAGAAAAAGCAAATAAAAAATTAAATAAAGAAACTAAAAAAACCAGAAAAGGTTTTTTCCAAATTACTAACGAGGGAAGATTACTTTCTAATACATTCGCTACTATTCGTAGTAAGCTATTGCTTATGTCTTTTGCTTTTACTTTGGTGACTGGTACTGTTGGTAAGTTTATACAAAAATCTGCACAATTTGAAAAAGTAAAAGTACGATTAAATGCTATGTTTGGTTCTGTAGAACGAGGAACAGAAGCATTTAACACATTTAATAAAATTGCAGCAACTACTCCATTTGAATTAGAAGATGTAGTAGAAGCAGGTGCAGCATTAAAAGCATTTGGTGCAGACGCAGAAAATTTAATAAAACCAGTTGCAGACTTAGCAGCGTTTATGGGTACAACAGCAGCAGAAGCAGCTTCTGCTTTAGGTAGAGCTTTTGCAGGTGGTGCAGGTGCAGCAGATATTCTTAGAGAAAGAGGTATTTTACAATTAGTAAGAGATAGTCAAGGTATAGAGGATTTATCTAAGATTACATTACCTGAATTTAGAAGAGCATTAGAAAAAACTATTACAGATCCTTCTGTTGGTGTAGCAGGTGCTACTGACAAACTATCCAAAACAATGTCTGGTTTATTCTCTAACTTAGCTGACTCGTTCTCAAGACTTTCTGCAGCAGTTGGAGATGTTGCTACTGGAAGTATGTTTAGAGGTGGTGTTGAAGCACTTACAAGTTTATTTAGTCAAATGGCAGAAGCACTTCAAGAAATTAATAAATCTGATATTGATAAAATTGCTGAATTAAGAAAAGAATTAGGATTAGCAGCACCTCAAGCAGATAAAACAGGAGATGCTCTTGTAGATATGTTAGATGCACAAGAAGCTATTGGAAAAGATAGAACAGCTGTTATGGCTGCAAATGATTTAAAAAAAGCACAAGAAGATTTATTAAACGCATTGTTAGAAAAACAAAGAATTGATAAAGAAAACGAAACCACATTCAATAAACAAAGTACAGAAAGAGCAAGAAAAGATGCTATTGATGCAAGAGCTAGAATTAAAAGAGCTAATGAAGAAATAGCCTTATTTGACAAACTTGCAGAAGCACAAGATAACTTTAATAGAAGTGTTTTAGAAGATATAAGTCCTTTCAAAGATCCTATGACTGGTTTTACGCCTGATTTAGATGTAGAACTAAAACCAAGATTATCAACTAATTTTGATGATGTACTTAATATATTTTCAGATGACTTAGCTGAACAAATAGCAGGTTTTGATAAGGAAAAGCTAAACAGAGCTTTTGAATCATTATTAGAGTTCGAGCAATTATTTCAAGATCAATTAGTTGGTGGATTTATGAACTCTTTCAATCAAATAATATCTTTGCAAAAAGCTAATTTAGATCAGAGAGTAGATAATGAATTAAAAGCATTAAGAAAAACAGATAAGTTTAGAAATGCTTCTATGGAACAAAGACAAACTATGGAAGATGATGTTCGTGCTAAATTTGCAGACGAACAAAAAAGAATATTTAAATTACAAAAAGCATCACAAATATCTAAAGTTGTTATTGATACTGCTGCTGCTATAAATCAACTTATGCAAACTGCTTTAGCTGCAAGTTTAATCGATCCTTCTGCACCAGCGAGAGCCAAAGCTATATCTATAGCAATGGGAGCATTATCTGCTGCACAAATAGCAACTATATCCAAACAACAAGCACCAGCATTTGCTCGTGGTGGTTCATTTATAACTGGTGGTAAACAAATGATTATGGTTGGAGATAATCCTGGTGGTAGAGAACGAGTAGATATTACTCCATTATCAAGTCCAGATTTTGGTGACGCAGGTGGTAGTGGCTCTATCAATGTGAACATTATGGGTAATGTTATTGGCACACAAGAATTTGTAAGAGATAACTTATTACCAGAGATTGAAAACACAATCAAACGAAATCTTGCGTAATGGCTTTATCAGGTAATAGTGATTACAATGGTGCTTTAGGTGCAAGTATCAAAGAAGAATGGATTTTTGAATTACGAAATAATACTTATAGTTCAGGATCTGCTGCAACAGAATATATAAGACTAGGTACTGCAGAAGTTGGAAGTAGTTCAACTATATATCATTCATTTATAACTAATATTCCATCTATAAGAGAATCTATTGATTTGTCAAAATCTACTGCTTCAGTAGGAAATATTAGTTTGACTTGTGTTAATGGTGCTTTGGCAAATCACAGCAACGCTACATTAGCAGCAGAAATATATGGTGGCACAAGAAGATATATAAACCACGATGTTATAGTGCATTCCAGAGTTGGTGGATATACAGAACAAATATTTAAAGGAAGATTAAAAGATGTAAATATAAATGGAGTTGATACTCTTTCTATGACAATAGCTGTTTACAATCCTATAGAAAATATTAGCATACTACAACATCAGTCTAAAATAGGTAATTTTTTTCCTGTATTTTATGGTACAGGAACACCAGAAACATCAACAGTTTCTAGTCCTGACTTTGTAGATGCTGCAAGAGTATTCCCTGTGCAAGTAGATAGTTTAAATAATGATGTTTACAACTGTTTATTACATAAATCCGTATCTGATGGTAGATTGCATTATCCAGTAAAAGATCAATTCGATGAAAATAATTTTCCTATTTTTGTACCAATGGACGAAGCAAATAATAGCTCAACAACTACTTACGAGGGAGCTACAGATACCGATAAAAATATTATCACAACAGATTTAGATTTAGAAAGAAGTTATAAAATTCGTCCACAAACTGTGACTAATCCAAGTAGTGTTACTGGACTTACAATATCAAACGAAGGAAATGCTTACGATTCTACTGGTGCAGGAACAGTTGCTACTTTTGCTTTTAGTTCAGATGCTACTATTTCTCCTGGTGGTACTTATATAATGACTGATTTTCCAAAAGAAGATCACGAAATAACAGAATTAAATTTTCACTTTACACATCAAACAGCAAGTTTTTCTGACACTAATGGAAGTTTAACAGTTACCCTAAGAGTGTTAGCGTATTGGAATAATCCAGATTTAGACAACCCTAGTTTTGTAGATATTACAAGAACTGCTAATGCTAGTTCTACTACTACGATACACGATTTGTTAAATACAAGTACTTTTTCTACTTCTTTAAAAACAATGCCAGATCAAATAAGATTGTTTGTGTCTTTCAATAATCAACCAGCAGATGCAGGAAATGGCACAGCGAATACTGCAACTGTAACTGTGAAAGATATGTTTTTAGAAGTAACTACTAAGATTACTCAACCAACAGCATCAGATGCTACTGCTGATAAATTATCAAAAAATAGTGCAGTTACAAGTGTAAAAAAATTATATACAGGAGCAGATGGATTAGATAAATCTTTTAGCTCTGGAACAGTAACTAATATATTTGATATGCACAGAGATTTATTGTATAGATTTGCAGGAGTAACTGGTACGCCTGTTGTAAATAACGGAAAAAATTTATCAGACTTAGAAACAGACAGAACAAATTGGTTTTGCAAATATTATACAAACAAACAAATAGAATTAAAAAAACTGTTAGAACAAGTTCAATTTGAAGGTGCGTTTATACATCGTTTTCGTCCAGCAGATCAATCTTCTCAATATGTTTATATTGATGATACTATGAACACTTTGCACACTATAAGCAAAGATGATATAAGGGGTATGAAAATATCAATTACTCCAATAGAATCTTTAATAACTAAAAGAGAAATAAAATATGAAGTTAATCCTATTAATGATAAAACATTTTTGACGCAAACTTGCGAAGATACTACAAACGATCCACGAGGTGATTACAATATAGCTACAAAAGAAAATGTAGAAACAACTGAATTGACTATTTTGAGAAATAAAATAGGCGATGCGAATATGGGAGCAACTACAACAATAAGTAGCGTTACAGTTCCACACAGAAGTAATGGCTTTGCTAATTATTATAATGCTATTCAAGGAAATCCAAAATTAATTGTTAATACAGAAATAATAAATCCTGGTAGCTCTGGTGGTAGTTCTTATTTTTATTTAATGGAAGTTGGAGATGTGTGTGCTTTCGATCATACAAATCAAGTTATAGCTCCTTTTGGAGAAAGTTTCAATGGAAAGCAATTTATAGTAACATCGCTAACAAGAAGTCCAGGAAGTTTAAAAGTTGTTTTGAGAGAAATATAAAAAGAGGTAAATTAAATTATGGCATTAGCACGAGTTAGATTTAGAGTAGATACAACACCAGATACAGATAGCACTTCTGATCTTGCTGCTGCTATATCATCTACATCTGCAACATCTATTAGCGTTGATGATGGAACAGACTTTGAGGTTAATCAGAATATAAAAGTTGATAATGAAGAAATGACTGTTACTAATATTTCATCTAATACATTAACAGTTGTTAGAGGTGTCAATGGAACAACTGCTGCAACGCATAGTGATAATGCTAATGTTTTTGAAGATGATAGTCCAACTTATACTCCAACACAAAATCCAAACATAGGAACTGATGTATCTCAAACTTATGATGGCATAGTTGCTAAGAAATCAATCGGTGGTAAAACTTTTACTTTTGCAAATCACGAGTCATCAAGAATACAAAGAAAGTTGGTGTATGAAAATATAAGCGAGGCAAACAAAAATAGATTAGTAGCTTTGCATAATTATACAAAAGGTATGAAAAATACTTTTCAATATAGTGAAGATGGCGATACTTTTTACACAGTTCGCCTTACAAATAACAAATTAGAAGTATCAGAAACGGCTTACAATGTTTTCAGAGTTGCGATCAACTTGGAACAACAATTATAAGAAATTTTTCTTCTTAAAATACCCCTACAAAGCCATAAAAACACTCTTAATAGCATATCGTAAGCGTGATAGATCAAAGTGGTATGAACACCGTAAATAGTGCGTTATTTTGAATTTATAAAATTTTTTAGTCCATTGTTCATTATTTTTGTCCATTTTGCTTTGTATTCATAATTTTTCTTCATAGATACAACTCTTAGGTTGTAAATATTAGCACAAGCTATTGGTGGCATACCCATATCATAACAAAACCTTGCAGGTAATATATGATCTATTGATAAACAACTATCAGTTGATTTTTTATGTGGAGCATATATGTTATTTTTATATAGTTTATAAAGATCTGGATTTTCTTTCTTTAATATCTGTTTAGATAATATGTCCATTTTATTTCTCCATTGTTTGTATGATAAACTTTGTTTAGTATTTTTATACGATTTTAAAAGTTTAGGTCTGCCTTTTAAATTACCTGACACGCCTTTAACGAACTGACCTTTTTTGTTTCTTGCTTCTTTCATAATATTTTATAGGGCAACCAGTAGCCAACCGTATTTACAAACAATAATCTATTTTAGAGCATTAACAAAAAGGTGAACAGGATTGATTACCTGCGACACTCCTTCAAATGCCATAATTTATTGTTGTTTTAAAATGTTGCCCTAATTTGTTAAAATGGCAAGTCGTCTTGATTTAATGGTTTATTATCTTCTTTTGGTTTAGGGATAGATACAGATAATCCAAAGTATTTCTTTCCACTTTTACTTTCATTAATCCAAGCAGATATGTTATATAATTTACCTGCTACATTAACTTGTCC